AGAGAATCGAAATCAAAGTTCCGCCGCGCATGCCTTCAGCACCTGAAAGCATCGCTTTCGCGTGGGCAGGAGACATCTGCATGAGCACTATCATCATGAGCGCGTGCTGGCCGTTGCAGGGCATGAGCCCAACTCAAAAAGCGGTTCTGATCAGTCTCGCCGACAACGCGAGTGACGAGGGCGTTTGCTGGCCTTCGGTCAACACTATCGGCGTTCGCACTTGCTTGTCAGAGCGCGCTGTTCGTGGCGCATTGCGTTGGCTGGAAGATGCAGGTGTTTTGGTTAGCAATCAGCGCTATGGCCGGTCTACTTGGTACACGATAACCCCGGCAGGATATGCCCCCGGCACCAAATGCCCCCCGGCAGCAGATGCCCCATCACCCCGGCAGGAGGTGCCGGGTACCCCGGCAGCAGCTGCCCCCAGAACCGTAAAGGAACCATCAATTGAACCGTCACCTCTTGTCGAGGGTGGCGAGCTGCCGAAAAACTCGAAGCCGAAGTGCGACCCTCAAGCCATCGTTGACCTGTTCAACAAGACCCTCCCAGGGTTGCCGCAAGTCGCGATACTCACCAAGGATCGTAAAGCCAAGATTAATGCTCGCTGGAACGAAAGCGATGTTCATCAGGATCTGGGTTTTTGGACTGAATTCTTTGAGCTGGTTGGCTCAAGCGATTTCCTGATGGGGAAGGGCGAAGGCCGTAACGGCGCCAAACCGTTCCGCGCCACGTTTGACTGGCTGATCGCCCCAAGCAACTTCGTCAAGGTTGTGGAGGGCAACTACCATGCGTGATCCCTTTAGCGTTGAGGCCGAACACGGCGTGCTGGGCGCGATGTTTCTGCGTCCCGAACTGATCGACATTCTGAGCGCCGATCTTGCAGTCGATGATTTTTACTATCAGGACAACGCAGCCCTCTATCGCGGGATTCTTGCGTTGCATGCCGAGGGCAAGCCAGCCGATGCCGTCACCGTAGGTGTGCTCATTGGTGAGCTGCCCAGCACCAAGAATGCCACCTGGTACGCTGCTGAGATCACTCGCAACACCCCAAGCGCCGCAAATGCTGCGTCATACGCCACAACTGTGCGTGAGCGCAGCCTAGACAGGGCCATGATTGCGCTCAGCGATCGCATCAACGAGATCGCGCACAGCGACCAGCCAACCGTGGACAAGGTGGCAGCGGTGCAGGCTGAGGCGCAGTCAATCGATAGTCAGTCAGCCACGTCAGAAGTGGTCATGGCCGTCGATATCCTCGATGACTACATCGAGGTCTTGCAGGCACGCGCTGATCGCGGGGAGGGCATTGACGGCCTGTCTACCGGGATTGATGACCTGGACGCGAAACTGCAAGGACTCAAGCCTGAGCAACTGATCATCATTGCCGGTCGGCCAGCTATGGGTAAAACCACCCTGGCTATGAACATTGTCTCTCATGCGGCCATTCGCGAGAAAAAGAGCGTGATGGTTTTCAGTCTGGAAATGCATAACACCGGGCTGCTTGACCGGTTTATGGCTTCCGAAGGGCGCATCCCTTTGCAACTGATCAAGAACGGTACTGCGCCGCAGCGCTTTGGGGCCGAACTGATGAGCGCTGCCGGAAAGCTCAAGCACTCCAAGCTGTCGATATCTGACCGCGGCTCGATGACGATCAATCGTATTCGTTCGGCTGCCCGTCGCCATAAGCGCCGTCACGGCCTGGACCTGATCGTGATCGACTACCTGCAGCTGCTGGAGTCTGACTCTCGCGCTTTCAGCCGTGAGCAGGAGGTCAGTTACATGACTCGTTGCGCCAAGAACATGGCGCGTGAGTTGGGTATTCCAGTGATCCTGCTCAGCCAGCTTTCGCGCAAATGCGAAGAACGGCCCAACAAGCGCCCGCTGTGTTCTGACCTGCGCGAATCCGGGGCTATCGAGCAAGACGCCGACATCATTCTGTTCGTGTACCGCGACGAGGTTTATCACGAGCACAGCGAAGCCAAAGGCATTGCAGAAATCATCATCGGCAAAGGCCGGGATATCGAAACAGGCACCGTTCGTACGGCCTTTTTGGGCCAATACAGCCGGTTTGAACAATTGGCTGCGGGCTGGGTTGAGCCGCATAAAGTCGAAAAGGTCACCACCTTGGCCGACCGATACAAAGGGAAAAAGATCTGATGCCTAACCCCCGTCTCGCCCCCGTTGATTCGGTCGCTTACCGCTGGGCTGTGCATTGCTGCGCGTACAAACACGGCTTGGCCGTCAAGCCAGATCGTGCCGTCGCCTTGTTTGAGCATGAAAGCGCGGCACAACACTTTGGTCGCCTGATGTGGCCAGACACCTTTGAAGTGGTTGACCTGCAATCATCCGGGGAGGATGGGAAGTGAACACCAAAATCAAAACCCTCACGGTCAAACTGTCCGACGCGGAGATTGTCCGCAACGCCAAGCTTGAGCATGTGCGCGACCTGCGGGACGCCGGTCATCCGGCGCTGCACTTTCGCTTTGCCAAGAATCGGGCCCGCGGATCTTGGTACCTGGTGCACAAGCGCCGCTGGCATCGCATCGGCGCCTTCCCGGGTCTGAGCGCGAAACAGGTGCTGGCCGAGCTGCCGTCAGTGCGCCTGCGTGTGGCTGCTGATTCAGGTTCGGCCATTTCGCAGTGGGTCACCACGGGCGAACTGCTCAACTGGTACGCCGATCGTATGGCGCGCGACCGCAATTTGTCGGTTAAGCGCAAGAACACCGGCGCCTCGGCGATGAAGTGCCACCTGCTGCCGCGCCTGGGTGATTTACCGTTGGTTGAAGTGAGCAAGGCGACACTCGACAAGCAGTTCATGTGGCCGCTGCAAGAGTCCCTTTCGATCGACTACGTGCGCCTGGCATTTCAGTTGCTGGCTTTGGCGTTCCGCCAGGCTTTGAAGCTGGGCCTGCTCACGTCCAATCCAATGGCCGGCATCAAGTTCAGCGACTTCTCAAAGGCCAAGGTAGGGGTAAAGCCGTCGCGCCTGCGTGGTGTTCAGTTGCAGGATCTGCTGAGCGAGTTGGGCCAAGTCATGCTGCGCCATCCTGCTGACGCCATGCTGGCCTTGATGATGCTGTGTCATGGCACCCGGATTGGTGAGACCCGTCAGGCGCGCTGGGCTCACATCAGCCTGGCTGAGCGCGAGTGGTTCATTCCGGCTGAGCACACCAAGACCGGCGTGGAGCACCACCTGCCATTGACCGATCAAGTGCGTGCGCTGCTGATCCAGTATCGCGACACCCAGACCAATGGCGGCTATGACGGCCAATACCTGTTCCCGGCCCGCAACGACAAGGCTCTGAGCGAAGGCCAAGCGAGCGCTGTGTTTGCTCGTCTGGGCAAAGGTGAGTGGACCAGTCACGACCTGCGCAAGGTGTCCCGCACCGGTTGGGCAGATATCGGCATTGACCACCTGATCGGTGAGCTGCTGATCAACCACGCCATGGGCCACAACGTGAAGGTGTACATCCAGTCGGACGTGATGAGCCGCAAGCGTGACGCGCTGGAGAAGTGGCACGCCCATCTAGATCAGAAGGGTTTTAGCCTGATCCACGGGCAGACAGGCGTTAGATTCGGAGAATCCGGTAATTCGCTGGAAGCCGCTAACGCCGGGGCTTGCAGCACCATCCAGAAAACAACCATAGGTGAGGATTAAAATCGATGGCCAAAACCATGAAAGTCACTGACCGAACCGTTGAAGACTTACTTGAGCACTGGGGGCGCTGGGTTGTGCTGGGCGCAGGTGTGTCCTGCTGCGCATCCAGGGAGAACGATCTCCAAACACCAATGATCACTGACGATGACGCTTTGATGATCGATCGTTTAGTGGGGCGTCTTATCCAGCGTTACAAGGAGTGCGGCAGTGTGATCATGAAGTACTACACCTCAAGGGATAAGGCGCTGGCAGATGTAGGTAAGAAACTTGGATACGGTGAGGAGAAAACCCGGCAGCTATGGAAGGCGGGTGTTGCATGGATCGATGGAGCTTTAGATATTCGCCGGCAGGTTGCTTGACAGGCCCGGTCTCGACATGTATTTTTTCCGTTACTTTGCGGTTTTTCCGCAAGCAAAGCCCGACCCTGAGTTGGGTTTTTTGCTTTCTGTAGTTTGGTTTCTAGGAGCATCTAGTGGAAGCAATTAGCCCAACAGTTTGGTTTCCAGTGGTGACGCTTGTTGTCGGTTTATTGCTAAAAGCGGTTTTTGATGCATTTACTGAAAACAGAAGAGCTGCTTTCGACAAGGCATCGAGAATTGAAAAACGCAAAGAAATAATCCTTTTGCAGCGCATTGACTCGCAGCGTAAAGCGCTTGGAGATCTACAAATTTCTTTAGCTGATTTGATGCGAACTACAAATATGCTTCAAATTCACGATAGCCAAAACTTCAAAGTCACCGGTAAATGGGGTGATACGCCGACTCCCCTTGAGCTTGATGAGAAGTCGATGAGTAACTTTCGGTCCGTTACACTCATGAAGGTCAGAGTTAGTAACGAGAGCATCAGAACATCGGCAGGTGATTTATCTGCAATGTGCACAAAAATGGTTACAGCTGAGACAAAAGACGAAGCAGCTGAAATAATTATGTTAGCCGCTATTCTTTAT